GAAAGTAGTGTTCGTAGAATATTTTCAGTTGCTTCTAGATTTAATGACCAGGTTAGTTACGTTTTTGGTGATGGAGTATTTTCCGAGATCCCAGTTGGAACATTTAGATCATATGTACGTGCAGGTAATGCACTGACATATACTATTAATCCAACAGAGATGCAGAATCTATCAGTATCAATAAGCTATATTAGTAGGGTAGGACGAACAGAAACACTTACATTAGGATTAGAATTACAGACACCAGTGTCAAATGCACAGGCAAGAGAAACATTAGCAAACATTAAACAACGTGCCCCTTCCCGCTACTACACTCAGAATAGAATGGTTAATGGTGAGGATTACAATAATTTTCCATATACATTATACAGTTCTATTATTAAAAGCAAAGCTATTAACCGTAGTTCTGTTGGTGTGTCAAAAAGCTTAGACTTGTTAGATCCAACCGGAAAATACTCCAGTACTAATTCATTCTCAAGTGACGGTGGTATGTATCAAGTTGATACTGATGGTAACACTTTATTAACTATTAATACTACTGGCGATATTATTACTTTCCTAACAGATAGATTGGCAGTACTTTTAGAAGATAATCGTGCAAGACAATATTATATACAAAATTATACTCGATATCCTGTTAATACAGCATCAGGTGATGGCACTGTATATTGGCAAGAACAAACAGTTGATGCTAATAGTTTAACTGGTTACTTCTATACCATTAATGGAAGTGCAGACACACCAATTCCTGTAGGAACATATTCTACATATAATATGAAGTATACAACCAAAGGTGCAATGATGAAATTTGATGCACCTAGCGGATATTATTTTAGCGATACAAATAGATTAATAGCAGGTATTGCAGGTCCATCAGATAAAACATATATATGGACTACTGTATTAAATGTAGTAGGTGATGGATATAATAATGGTGAAGGCGCATTTAGTAATGGATTAGGTCCAATCACATTGAATGGTTATGTACCACAAGGCGCAATAGTTTCTACTATATTGCCTGCATTTGATAACTCACTACCCAACATAGTAATACAAGAATGTATTGTTAGAATGGAATTAAACCAAAGCTTCAGTTTAATATTTGATAATAGTTTAACTATATCTCAGGATAGATGGAGTATCGGTGCTTATAATGCTAGTAACTACTTTGTAAACTTATTAAGTTTAGGAAATAACCGTTATAGTATAACATATCGTTCATTGGCATATTATTTTGGTAGTGTAGCTGATACCCGCTTTACGTTTGAAACTGGTAAGCTTGTGTATGATCCGTTTAGTGGAAAAATATTACAAGATTTTGTTAAAGTATTAGCAACAAATACACAACCTAGCAGTAATTATCCATTAGCAACACCTGTTACTACAAGTATTATAGGACAAACTGTTGAGAGTGATGGCTATGTAAATGATTATGAAGTTGAAGTAGCAAGTATAGATGTTAATGATAGAACTATTGTTAGTAACCCAGATTTCTTCACTGAAGTAACTGGTTATGTAAATGGTAATACTAATATAGGCATTTATACTTTCTTTGTATTAGTACAGGATGCTGTTAATTTGTCACGTACTCAACTAATAGCATCAAGTGAAGTGGTATATCAATATCCAACTAAGACTCAAATTGAAATTGTTAAGTATGAATATCCAGAGGGACAATTGTTCTATGCATATACTGATAATTTATTTTATATAACGGTGCAAGATCAAACAGTTAATACTCAATATTATGTTGTAACTGAACAGCCTCAATATAGCATGAAGCCCGGTCGTCAAGGTTTGCAGTTCCAATATCGTCATAATAGTAATAATACTACACGTATTGATCCGGCTACTACAAATATTATTGATTTATATGTAGTGACACAGGCTTATTATACGGCTTATCAAAATTGGTTACAAGACATTACTGATACGGTACCAATGCCAGACAAGCCTACCATCAATGAATTATCTCAGGCATATGGATCACTAAATGATTATAAAATGTTAAGTGACAGTGTTATTTTAAATAGTGTAGTATTTTTACCATTATTTGGACCTAAAGCGCCTGCCCAATTAAGAGCAACAGTTAAAGTTATCAGAGCAAGTAACACAAATGCAAGTGATAGTGAAATTCGTAGTGCAGTTCTTTCTGCAATGAACACATATTTTGATATTAATAATTGGAACTTTGGTGATACGTTTTACTTTAGTGAATTAAGCGCATATTTACATGCTCAAGTGGGTGATCTAATTAGTTCAGCAGTATTAGTACCAAATGATCCTACAATGAATTTTGGCGACTTATATGAAATCAAATCAGCACCGTATGAAATATTTGCCAATGGTGCAACAGCAAATGATGTTTTGGTAATTGCCGCACTCACACCAGCGCAATTACAGATAAGATAAGTAATATATAACCATAGAGAGAAATAATGGCAACAAGAATTAGAACATTAAATTTTCTACCTGAAATATTTAAAACAACTACTAATAGTCAATTTTTAAATGCAACGTTAGATCAGATAGTAGACCAACCTAACACTGAACGAATTGAGGGTTATATAGGTAGCAGATTTGGTTATGGGGTCAATGCCAAAGATTATTATGTTACTGAACCCACAAAGATTAGAACAGATTATCAACTTGATCCTGGAGTAACCTTTCTTAAGAAAGATACAAGCATAGCACAAGATTTTATTAGCTATCCGGGAATTATCGATGGTTTAGAATTAGAAGGTGGATTGGTAAATGATAATAATCGACTTTTCACTAGTGAATTTTATTCATGGGATAGTTTTACTAACCTAGATAAAATTATTAATTTCAATCAATACTATTGGTTACCTGAGGGTCCAGAAGCAGTACCGGTTAGTACTGAAACTGTATATAACGCAACTGATTATATTGTTACTAGTAATCCAAATGGTTATCTTATTACAGCAGATGGACAAGCCCAGGGTTCTACTAATCCATCAATTACTTTATTGCGAGGTGGTACCTATCGTTTTAGTGTTAATCAAAACAGTCAATTTTGGATCCAAGGTGCACCTGGCGTCACTGGATATGACCCTGTACAAACCAATGTACAGACACGTGATGTATTAGGTGTTGATAATAATGGCGCCGAAGTGGGTATAGTTACCTTCACTGTACCTTTTAAAAACGCACAAGATCAATATAATTTTCCTGGCAATAATCAAGTTGATGTAATAAGCACATTACCTTATGATGAAGTTAATGGGGTATTAGTTAGTAGTTTAGAAAACGGTATAGATGGTATCACCTCATTAGAAGGACTTACACTAATGTTCTATAACACTGGTGTACAGTCTATTGTTGATGCAGGAGAATTTGTTGTTGGTAGTACATACACTATTAACACTATTGGTACTACAGATTTTACATTAATAGGAGCAACTTCTAATACAATAGGTGAATCATTTATTGCTACTGGAGTTGGTACAGGTAACGGAACTGCAATTGTATTAACCGGTTATGTATCAAATTTCTTCTCTGCAGAACCAGGAGTAACATATACTAATCCAGAAGATGGTGGATTATATGATAAAGAAACAGTAAGTTCCGGAACACAAACAGTCAGCACTAATAGTGGCCCTGTTACATTTCCTGTAGGCGGCGCACCTTATTCTCCTCCCGGAGCTAGCATAAATTTTGCAAACTTTGAAGGTGGATATTACACAGATATATCAGCTACGTTTTATACAATTACTTATGAAGGTGATCCAACAGACCCTGTAATTAGATTAGTTGACAGTGGTACTATTCCCGTAGAACAAAACATTAACGTTAACTTTGGTACTCAATGGATTGGTAGAACTTTTTATAGAAACACCAGTGACAGTATTATAGTAATTCCGTATTTGAGTGCCCAACTTGACACATTATATTATCAAGACGGCACCTCAGGTAATAAAGTTGGCCAAATTAGATTAATAGCAAGCAACACAACAAATCGGATAAATGTGTTAACGGATATTGTAGGAAGAGCAACTTATACATCTCCTAATGGCATCGTATTCACCAATGGCTTAAAAGTTATATTTTCAGGTGACATATATCCTCGTAGTTATACTAATATAAGATACTATGTTGAAGGTGTGGGTACGGCTATTGAATTGATTCCGGTTACTAACTTAATAGCTCCTGAACCATTTACATCAGGTACATATATTCCGTTTGATACAACGCCATATGACATTGGAAATTATGATGTTAATTTATATATACCGGTTACACCTGATTATATTACTATTGCTAGAAATAGTATTGATAAAAATGCATGGTCAAGAAGTAATAGATGGTTTCATATTGACGTAATTAATGCAACAGCTACTTACACTAGTAATCCAGGATTAGTTTCCCTCTACGCTACAGCAGAAAATAAAGCTAAAAGACCTATCATTGAATTTTATCCTAATCTTCGTTTATTTAATTCCGGGTCTATAGGAAAACCTCCTATTGATTTTATTGATTTTAGAACAACAGATGCGGCTAATCAAGTAGCAGGTCAAGAAAGTTATTACCCTGACGTAGAAGTATATACAACTTATAATGCAACAATTAATGCAGTAACCGGTACTAGTACAACTATTACTATACTTGCAAGTAATATACTCTCAAAAACTGGGCTTGGTGTATTTCAAGTTGGCCAATACATAAATGATAGCACCAATATTCTCCCAAGAAATACGCAAATTACAGATATTACCGGAACTACAACAATTACACTAACTGTTGAATGGGAATTTTCTCAAACAATAGGATCTACCTCTGTTGCTTCTTTAATTGCCAACGATACACAAAATGATAATTTTGCTTTATTTGATGGGTCAAGAATTGTATTTGCGGCTGATCAAAATTTAGATATAAGAAATAAAATATATATTGTTAGGTTCTCTACGTTAATACCCGGAGATAGCCCTATAATAACTTTAACACAGGCTGATGATGGTCTTGTGTTAGCAAATGAACAAACTGTTGCATTTAGGGGTTATAACTATCAAGGTATGGATTTTTACTTTGATGGTGATATTTGGATAGAAGCACAACAAAAAACAATAGTAAATCAACCACCACTATTTGATATATTTGATAAAAACGATGTTAGTTTTGGTGATAGTACTGTATACGTTGGTACATCATTTGTTGGTAATAAACTATTTGCATATGGATTGGGATCAGGACTAGATGATTCAATATTAGGATTTCCATTACTGTACAGTTCAGTGGATAATGTTGGAGATATCAGTTTTGATGTTTCACTAAATTCAGCAACATTTAATTATGTTGAAGGATCTACTCCTATCACACAAAAAGTTAACACTGGATACGTTTATAATTATACCAATAGTACGCCGGTAAGACAATTGGGTTGGCAAACTGCAGTAGGCCCTAGTGTACAATATCAAGTTTTTGAGTTTACATATTATGCTACTAATCCTACTACAACATATACATGTGATATTGCTAAATTAGATAACACTGATAGTGCTTGGTCTA